TGTTGTAACCGGTCCCGGAGGCGTACATCGCGGTGACGTACTGCGAGATGGTTACGAGTTCTTGGCCGTCGGTGACCGGGGTGGAGACGACTCCGAGGGTATCGTTCCAGAGGCACGAGTCCCAGATCATCGAGTAGCGACGGATGCAGAACTTCTTGGCCAACGCGAGCGTGGCCGAGTCCGTGAACGAGAGCTTGTCGCAGGCCGCTTGGGCTACTTCGGAGGGTTTCATGCGAAGAACTCTTGGAGCGTCATGGCGGAGCTGACACGAGCGATGGAAGGCGTGGTCAAATTACCAGCACTAGCAGACGGGCAGGTGTTCAGGATCAACGTGTCGGTCAATCCTGGCGAGAACACATGGACCTTGTAAGTAGCAGCCGAAGCTGTGCTGGGGCTGTCCAAGAACTGGAACGTGACGCAGTTCAGGAAATTTGTGTCTGAATCAGGATAGTAAACGATCGGAGCAATGCCAGATAGGGTCGCTCCGGTAGTACTGTTTCCAAGCTCTGTGACCGTTCCACCGATGGTTCTGGTCAGCTTGAACACCGCGTAATAGGACCAGTTTCCAGCGGTTTTCTTGGAGTAGTTGACGGTCACTGTAACCAACACCAAAGATCCTGACGACCTCGGAGTGATCGAAGTGGTGAGATCGGTGATTTCGACACCAGGAGAAGCAGTTGTGGTCGGGTACTCAGCAGTGCTTCGGAAGATCGTCTGCTTGATCTGAGGAGCGTTTGCGGCGCTGATACCGAACGCGCTCGCCGCCGCCAGCTTCACCTTGCTGGAATCGCTGGCATCAGTGATCAGAACCTTGTCTGCTGACAGATCGACCGTAACAGGCGACAGATTTGGAACCGTGATGTTATCTGAGTTCAGCGCCAGCGTGTCGGTGTTTTGATTTCCGAGCGTGGTATTTCCGTTGGCAGTGAGATCACCGGTGACCGCGAGACTGGTTCCAACAGTAGCTCCAGCAGTGACTGCAAGGCTTCCAAGAGTAGCCGCATTGGTAACCGCAAGGCTATTGAGCGTTGAAGCTCCGGTGACCGCGAGGCTGGCGAGCGTAGAGAGTCCGGTAACGCCGAGCGTGGTTCCGACCGTAGCAGCGCCGGTGACACCAAGGCTGGCCAACGTAGAGGCTCCGGTGACATTGAGTGTGCTGCCCATTCCGACTGCTCCGGTGAGCGTGGAAGCGCCGGTGACGGACAGGGTGCCGGGGATCGTGAGGCCACCGGTGATCCCGAGCGTTCCACCGATCGTGGCATTACCGCTGGTAATAAGCGAGCTGAGGGAGGTGGCACCGGTGACGGCGAGGGTACCGGCCACAGCCGTGTTGCCACTGGCCGAAGCGACGGTGAACTTGCTCGTGGCGACGCTGAAATCGCCGTTGATGTTGGACGCAACCGTGGAGACTTGGAGCGCGGAATCGTTTCCAGAGCCGTCGCTGAGAGCCTTCAGACTGGCAGTGAGCGTGGCGTTATCGGATGTCTTCAGCAGGCCAGTGTAAGTGCTGGCGACGGTACTGCCTGTGAGTGGGGTTCCCATACTATTCTCTTGGAGGTAGTGCGTACCAACCCTCGTGGATTGTCACGCGGTTTCGGCTTTTCACGGTGTTCCCGCTGGCATCTTTAGCCCAGACCCGAGCCTTGACTGATTCAGCCAGTCTGACGGGTTGTCCTGGCGGGACCATCACCACTCTTGTCGGGGCGCAACCCAGCGGCATCAGCGCGAGCAAGGAGATCGTCGCGCAAGCGATTGTCCTTCTGTCCGTCTTCAAGGGTTTGGTCTTTCTGATCAACGATCTTGTTCAGGGTCGCGTTCATCACGCCCTGGGCGATGCTGAGGATTGGATCCATGTTTGAGGAGTTTGGCGTGGAAGATGGTGGCCCAAGCGAAGACACCGGCGAGTCCGCAGTTGAGGATGATCTCGCTGATTGGGGGAGTGGACAAGGTGAGGCAGTTGAAGAGTGCTCCGGAGGCTGTGAATGAGAGTGAGACTCGGAGCAGTAGGCTTCCTGTCATTGGCCAGCGTCTGACCACTCCATCGGAGCGGTAGAGCATGATCATGAAAGCAGAAACGCCAGCGGTGAGGATTCCGCTGGCGATGGCATTGACGATAGTCAGTGGGTTCATCCCTTGGGCCAGAGTCTATTGATGACGTACTCGACACCGTGCAGGCCAAGGAATCCGAGGACGAATGCCGCGGCGTACTGGGTGTTGGAGTTTCCGATGGATAGGAGGTCTATGACTACCGGAGTGAGATAATTGGCCGACAGAGTACCGGCCATGAGGGAGGTGACTGTGGTGAACCAGTCCTTATGTCCGTCTTTTTTGACGGTCATGAGGCTCCCTGCGAAACCAGCTACGATGAGCCCGATGTTGATACCGAGATCGCGTAGCTGGTCCTTCATTTGGCCTTGTCCTCGGGCTGGGCGTCCTGGGCCTTGAGCGCGGTGAACATGGCGCCGGCACCACCGACAGCGGCGGCGATGGCACCTCCCATGTCACCGGCGATGGCCTGTTTGATGGCTATGGAGAGAGCGGCGAGCAGCACGGCCACGCCGCCGGCGGTTGTCTTCCAGTTTTTCATTCGGGCTTGGCTTGGGCAGCGGTGAGGATGATGTCGGCCAGAGGAACGCCGACCTTGGCGTTCTGGTAGCCACCGGCTTTGATGGCGATGTCGATGAGCTGGAGCAAGCTATTGGCCTGCTCCTGAGTGAGTTCGATCTTGATCATATCAGGCCGCAGTGTCGGCAGACACAGGCTGATCCGCAACGATTTCCTGCGCCGAAGACGGCTCGGAATCGGCCTGCGTCGCCAAAACCGGCTCAACCTGAGGCAGCATCGGAGGCACGATCATCTCGGGCTGGGGCGGAGGAACCGGCGGCAACCACGGCAGCGGCGGAGCAATCACCGGAGGATTGATCTGGTCAGCGATCTGCGCGGAGACGTTCGCTTCGATGGCGGTCTTGTCCACGCCACTGGCGAAGCACCAGTCCAGCACCTGCGCTTCGGTCAACTTGTCGTACGGCGTGAAGTTCTCCGTCGGCGGAGCGAACGACGCGCTGCCGTAGCAGGTGCCGCTGTAGGTGCCGTCCGTGCCGTTGCAACGCCAGTCGGCGGTGATGACGACATCGGTGAGCGAGCCTTCGGTCGGGCGGACGAGAAGGCGTTCGATGATCCAGAGGATGGTCATAAATTAGCGGGCTTCGAGGGTTTGGACGCGGGCGGTGAGTTCCTTGATGGCGGCAACCAGCAGCGGGATAACATCCGTGTAGGCCACGCCCAGCTTGTCAGGATTCGACGCATCAACCGCTTCAGGAAGCACGGCTTGAACATCTTGAGCAATCAGGAACGGCTTGCGGGTGTTCAGTTCATCGAACTTAAACTTTCCAATAACCGCTCGCAACGAACCAACCTTAGCGACGGCGTTGCTGATCGGTTCAATGATGTCCTTCAAACGCTCGTCTGACGCAGAGGTCCAAGAAGTTGCAGCGGTTCCGTTGAGGTAAACACCGGTTGCTGCTCCAGCGGAAATCAGGAAGTTGGTAACACCTCCGAGATAAGGACCAACAGCCCAACGAGTGGTTCCAGAGTCGTTTGAGAGCGTGAGCTTGGTGTTCCAAGAACCGTTTTTAAGTGTGGTTCCAACAAGCAAATCCCCGCTCACGTCGAGCGTCATCGCTTGGGTGAAGGTGATGGCGTTGCCAGCGGTGCCGCTGGGGGCGTTCCACCAAGTGTGGACACCGCTCTGCTGGCGATAAAGCGCGGCAAGATTGGTTGTCTTGTAAATGTAGTTCGTTCCATTGAAGTAGGCGTTGGAAACAGCTCCAAGCTCGGTGGAAGAACCAGTGAACGAAGCAACTGTGGAAATGTCGATTGCTTTGAATCCGCTAGCCCACGCACTTGGCGTAACAGAAATGCCGACGTTGCCTGCGGAGTCGATGCGCATCCGCTCGGTAGCTCCACCAGTTTGGAATTGCAAAAACGAATTCGACCGCAGAATGACGTTCGCACTCGTCGCCAAAATCGAACCCCAATCCGCAGTGACAGGATCATCGGTGAATTGGATTCCAGCAGTTCCGCCAGTCGACTGAAGAACGCGAAGACCAACCGAATCCGAATTGCGAGTCTTAACGCACAGAGGGGCAGACGGCGAAACTTGAACCCCGGTTCCCGTGGAATTTACCACAAGTCCAGTCGTCCGCACCGTCAGATCGCCGGTGATGGTGGCGGAGGCTAGGGTGGCGGTGGGAGACGTAGCGAGAAGCTGATTTAGCGTGACCTTTTTGGTCGTTCCGCTCGCGGCCATCGTCGTATCGCTGACATCGACAATGGGCAGAACATCCACTGCGGGATCGACGGTCGAGATCGCCGTCAGTGCTGTGATCTTGGTATCTGGCATAAACTGTTAGTTGGCTTGAATGATGAGTTTTCCACTGTCCTCTTGGAGTAGGAAATCCCCGTTCTCCAAGTCCAAAGAATCGAAAGTCCCAAACGTGATGACGATCTTGCTCGTTCCATCCTCCAGCAGGACGAAGAAGTTGTCCTCCTGAAGCAGATCCCGGCGCAGGATAGGCAGATCGCCAGGGGTAACACTACCCCCGCCGTTCGATACCAGTCGTGTGCCGAGAGCGAGTGTCACGAGTTCATCGTTCCGTTGAACGCGATCACCTGACCGCTAGAAATCTGGAAGCTCGTGATCGGTCCCGGCAGCGTGATGCCAGCGGGAATGGTCGCAGTGGACCAGGATCCGCTGATGTTGTTTCCAGTGATCGATGTAAAAGTCGTGGGAGCAATCATGGTAATTGCCACGAACGGACCAGTGGTCAGCGAGGTTGCGGTCACGAGCTGGAAACCGCCCTGTCCCATCGAATACTCGATGGCTTGGTTTGAAAGATCACTCATATATCCCAAATCTTGCGAATCTGATTCTTTGTGAAACTGCTGGCGAAGCGGGATCCTTGGCGGTCTTCCAGACGGCTGAATCCCTTCTTCACTTGTTCCTTGAGTCCCGGCTCAGAAGCAAAACCGGTGACCCCGAAGCGGGCCACCGGCTGTCGCGTCCACCGCTTCCCATCAAGGACAAGAGAGTCGGTGCCCATCGGAGCGATGTGCTCGATGCACTGACCATTGTTCTCGAAGGTGTAGATCGGCATCTTAGGACTCCATCTCGCTGTCGTAATCAGAAGCCATCTTCATCATGGACTCCTTATCCATGGGCTTCTTGGAGTACATCTCCTTGTCGTCCTTGTTCTCGTACTCGGCGGGCATGCCGTTGACGCTGCGGATCTCGACGTAGGCTTCGCCGTTCTCCAGTTTCTTGAGAACGCCACGAACATCGTCCAAAACCACTTCATCACCAACCTCGGGCATAGCCTGTTGGCCATCCTCCATATCGGTGGAAAGGGCCTCGACTGGAATCGAAATCATGGGCGCATTGTTGTCAGCCTCTTCGCATCCGCAAGCGGAATGAGAAGAAGGGGCACCACCATTACGATGATGCCCCTTCGGGCTGACGGCGATCACCATGATGGTGGCCGTCTTTGGTCGCATATTACAGCGTGGTCGAGGTCTTCGTCCGATGCACCAAGTACCACACCGGGTTACCGGTCGAGCCGGTGTTACCAGCGGCCAGACGCAGGGCGGCGAAGTACAGCTTCACACCGACGGTGACGAGCTGGTTCAACGGATCCGACTTGTCGGGGGTGTCGGTGATCACGATGCGCGGGGACAACGGATCATCACCGGTCAGAGCAGGGATACCGAACGACTCGTTACCGAAGAAGAACGAGGCGATGATGTCCTTGCCAGCGGCCAGACCACCACCCGCGGCGGTCGCCTGATACACGAACTTGTCGTTTTCGGTGGCCGAGCCGGTGCTGACGAACGAGTTGGTCTGGGTGACCACGCGGCAACCGTAGATGGAGCCGACCTCGCCCTTGTAGAACGGCTGGCCCTTGTTGCCGTAGTTCGACGCGTTCAACCAGTCGCTGTCGCGCATGAGGTCGCGGGCCACACGAGGATCGGTGGCCAGGACGTAGCCGCCGTTGATCAGCGGGGCGCGGTTGCGCTTCAGGCGGGTCATGGAATCGAGGACAGCCTCAGAGGTCATAGTGACGTTGGCCTGAGTCGTATCAGCATTCAGACCAGCGAAGGTCTGAGTGGTGAGCTTGGCAGGGTTACCGTACACGCAGGTACCACCCGAGGAAGCGGCGGTACCGCAAGCGTCGGAGTTGTCGAACGTACCACCACCCTCGGCGGCGGAACCGATGGACGAACCGCTGGCGGTGAGGTTGGAGCCAACCAGCACGTTGCGGATCACCGAGTCAACCCAGAGGGCCATGTCCAGACCGGAGGTCTTGGTGGCCTGCTGCATGGAGTTGAACAGGTCGGTGGCGCGGAGGATGTCGGTCAAACCGATCACCTGACCGTACTGAGCCAGCGACTTGCTCAGGCTGTTGAGGGCCAGAGCGCGGTAGTTGGCGGAGCTGATCGGGGTACCCTCAGAGCTGATGGTCTGAACACTGCCAACGCTCGGCGGTCCGAAACGGAACATCGAGATGGCCTTGTTACCATTGTTCTTGGGGATCGGAGCCTTCATGGAGAACTGATCGAGGATCGTCTCCTGCTGAACGATGGAGAGCAGCTCCTTGCTGAAGTAGTTCTGGAACTGGCTCGTGAGCGTGGTTGAAGTAGTAACGGGCATATTTGAGTTGTGGTTGTGCTATCAGTTTTCGTCCCGGTCGAACGCCCTCGACGCTTTCAACAGCGCCTCCCTCTGCTCCTTGAGAGACAGCTTCGAGAAATCTTTCTCCTCAGCTTTCAGTTGTCCTGCCGGTACGCTTTTGCCAATAGCGGTCTTCTGCTGGAGCTTATTGAGTTGTTCCTTCAGAGCCTTGTTCTCGGCCTCGATCGACTGAGCCTTGGACGCAGTGTCCTGGAGCTTCATCAACTCCACCGCATGGACAAGTCCATCGGGCATTGATGTCAGCATCGGCACCTTCTGGAGCAGTTCGACAGTACGTTTGTACTCGGGGCTGTTTTGATCCTTCAGCCAAGTCTCCTTCTCGGACAACCGTGCATACGAATCAGACCATGCCTTTGCGAACTTCTCCTGCTGCGCCTTCTGCTGTCGCTCCGTAGCAGCTTTTCGGACTCCATCAGCCTTGGCTCGCGCTGCCTTGGCCAACTGAGAATCGCCATCGGCATCGAACTCCTTGGCCGCAGCCTCGTAGTCTTCCGCCGTGTAGCCCTTCTCATCTCGGAAGGAACTGGTCTCAGCAACCTTGGATTGCTCCCGCTGCTTGCTCCACTCCTCCCTTTCCCGCCTCACCGCCTCGCGCTCGGCCTTGAGGGCCTCCTTCTCAGCGTTGATTTGCTCCCAGGTCTTCGCCTTTCGGTTCTGTTCCTGAGCGAATTTGCTGCTCTTGTCCTTCGGCTCCGCCTTCTTCTCGGCTTTCGCTTCGGGCTCTGATTTGGTGCCTACCTCCCGCTCGCCACCATCGACCTCTTTGCTGGCGTTCCCCTCATCGGGGGAATCCTGCTCAACCGGAGCCGTCTCATTGGTATTAGGAGACGACTCCTTAGGCTGGCTGTCGATATCGACACCGGCATCGTAGTCGTTGGCCAAGGCGAGCATCGCATCGGCACTCAGTGTATCATCTGCCATATTGTGCTTTTACTCGTTTGCTGGTCCGCACAGACCAACAACCGCAACTTTGATCCTATGTGTTCGTGGCAGAATCCGGATCATCTTCCTGCCCCGTAATTGATTCTTGGTCGGCCATCATCTCGATGACCTTCACAAGACTGGCCTGACCCATTGCAAAGCCAGATGAGTATTGCAAATGGTTTCGGTCAGTTATGGCTGAAGCGTTCTGCATGAGAACGGTATTCAGCAAAGCGTCTTTGAAGCGTTTCCCGCTATCGCTCTTGAAGAAGTTGCTCAGTGCGTTGGCATCCTCCTTGCGCCAAGG